GCGAGATTGAGAGCCGCTGCGAGAGCATAAGCATATTCTGTACAATTTCCGCATGCCGGATCTGTCAACGTGATACACGTCTTTGTCGCCATTGCTGCTTCGAGCAGCGCATAGTGAACTTGAGCGCGTCTGGCGTAAGCCTTGTTGACGAATTCCATTGCATTATCTTCGATTGTCCAGTATTCCTGATTCATGAAGAGAGATTTATGCCAGTTCAAGCCGCCGCCGTAAAAATCAAAAAGCACGAAGGCTTGAGTTCCTGACATCTGCTTCAGTCGGATCTTGTCACCGATCTCGATGCGCTCGAAAGTCATTCCGCTGGTCACGTTCATGATCTTGAATCCAGGCTGATTTGAGTTCGTGAAATCTTTCACGTCAAAAATCTGCTCGTATCCGTTGTCATAGTTGGTCAGCGCATGAAATTTCTCGATTGCTTGAATCGCGGTAACAGGAAAGTCGCCGGTTGTCGTGAACGAATGATAGAGAGCTTCGATAGCTTTTGCTTTGTCTCCAGTCGATGCAAATGCTCGCATGCCAGCTTGAACGGCATTGTGAGCAGCATTAAACTTCTTTGACTTCTTGAACTCTTCCGCGACGAACTTGTCAGGAAGAGCGACATGGAAACGAAGAGACTCGAGCAGCGAATTTTGATGTTCCGGTTTTGTGAAGTCGAATTTTGTCCAGTCGTTAATTATAGTTCCACGCATTTTCTTTCACCGTTTATGGCGCTGCTTGCATCAAGGCTTTGTCGCCTTTGAGGTCAATTAGAATGTCATCGTCATCAGCATCGCGGTTCTCTTTTGCAATTCCGATCCACAGCAAGCCCGAAGCATAAGTGTCCGTGACGCCGGTTCCGTGTACTCCGTCCCAGTAAATCGCAGCGCCGGTTCTGATGGCAACTGCGGCCTTTGGAACTCGGATATTCTCGCAATGATAAACGAGAACGCCGGTCTCGTCGAAAACAACTTCGAGCGTATCGCGGCAACCGGTGAGAGGATCAATTTTTTCAGCAACGAAAATGACTCCGACTGTGTTCCGGAGTTTATAAAGATGTCCGTGAGCGAGCGCGGTCGAAACTTCAGAAACAAAATGGAGAGGTCGATAATCACCTTCAACAGAGAATGTTTCAATTATTTGAGCCACAAGTTTTTCCTTTTTTTAGATTTTGGCCGCGTCTGCCGGCCGTGACCGGCTTCCCGATTGTGTTCGCCGCGTGACCTTTCAGCCACCGATTGCCGCGCAGCTGGTAAGCTGCCGAGTGCCGCGTGATCTTTCGATCACCGATAAAACAATTTTATTCCTTAATCAACAAAAGGATTTTTATCAACAGAGCTTTCGCCGTCGCCGGTTCCACTTCCTTCGCCGTCGCCGTTGCCGCCTTCATCGCCAGGTTTAGGTTCTTCTTTTTCTTCTTTTTCACCGAAGACGTCTGCGGCGATCGACTTGAACTCTTTGATTCCTTCATCGAGAAAGGATGAAAATTCATCTTCTAGTTTTTCAGGATCTTCAGGCTCGAATTTGCCAGTCTTCTTTTCAAGGAATTTGATCTGCTTCTCTGTCAGCTTCCGATCAGTCTTTGCGGTCTCGAAGAGACTGTTGACCTTCGACTTCGCGACTTCCGTTTTGAGCTTCTTGTTTTCCTTTTCAAGCTCCGCTTTCTCGGCCTTCATTTCTTCACGGACTGTCTCGATCTTCTCTTCTGTTCGTGTGTTGTGAGAATGAAATTCAGCCTTTGTTCTTTTCTCCGCGGAATCAATAAAGCCTTTGACTGAAGGATCATCGCTCAATTCCGAGTTATTAAAAATATCACTCGGCTTGAGTGACTCAGCCTTGATGACTTTCTTAACGTCATCGACAGTTAATTCCATTTCGTGACTCCTTATTTTAAATTTATCATCTTGAGCAAATTCAAAAAGCTGCGTGAGCAGCGTCGCGTCTTTAAAACCAGGCTTCTCATGTCCGGACATTCCGAGAGCGACCGCATGAACTCGATCGACTTCGGCCGCATAGTCTTCGCCATTCTGAAGCAGTCGAATGTCAGCTTCAATACTTGCGACATTGAGCGGAACCGTTGCGAACTCCGGCTTGATATAAGTCGCGACAACAACCGAAAGTTTATCTTTAATGTCAGCCAGCTTCTTTCCGACGATTTCACCGATCTTCTCACGCTGCGCTGCGTTCTCTTCTGAATGACCCCAGAAAAGCGGCGTCCCGATTTGGATCTTGTCATGAAGATTCCGGATCGCTGACTTGAACCATTTCTTCACGACCTTTATCCATGTAAAATTATCAGCTGAGATCGAACCGCTGGATTCTCCTTCATGGCCGACGACATAAGCTCTGAACTTCGGCTTCGGATCGTCGCGCTGGATCTCTTGAATGATGGCCGGAGAGATCATTGCCATCATTTCATTCTGCGCCATCTCGTGAAGACGAGCGCCGACAAAGCGCAGATAAGGAGCGTTCAACTTCTGGTCGGTTAAATATGGCGCGAGGATCGTTCTCATTTTTTCTTTTTCTCTTTTGTCACGTCATCGATGATCCCATATTTGCCTTGATGCATCTCGTGAGAGGTCATCGTTTTTCCGGAATAAGGCTTGATCTTGTGAGTGCCGAAATCGTACTCGAGATCTTTCAAAACTTCTTCAGCGGAAATGATTTCAATTTTATCGTCATCGTTCTCATCCTCTTTGAAAGACTTGTTGTGAGAGACAACGATCCGCTGCTTGCCGACCGGCTCGTCTGGCGGAAGAACGATGTCACTCGACTTCAAGATTTTGCCGGTGTCATCAATGATCGCTGGAGCTTTCGGCGCGTCTTCTGGAAGTTCGACGTCGCTCGGCTTCAAGATCTTCGGTTCATAACCGGTCTCTTTTTCATCGATGACTTCATAATCAGCGGCCGTTTTTTCTTCGGCTGCCGGCTGCTCCGGAGCGATTTTTTTCTCGGGAGCTTTCGACTTTGTTTTCTTTGTTACCTTTTTGGCCGGTTCTTTTTTCTCGACCTTTGTTTCGGCTTTCTCAGCCGTGTCTTTCTTGGTTGCCATTATTAACGCTCCTTCATATCTATCCCAAAAAATAAGCCATGCGCTTATTCTTTGTCAAGCCTTTATTGTGCCTCAGCGCCTTCAGGAGCGACGTTTCCGTCTCCGCCGGTCTGTATATTAGCAATGGCGAGATCGTCTCGCGCAGCGTCTCTTTCGGCCGTCAGCGCATCTTTCTCTGCCTGAACCTTTTCCGCTTTGCCGAGTCGCTGCAATTCCTTCGAAGCATCGACATTCGGAACCTGAGAAAGCAGATATTCGATCGAGATCGCAGATGCCAGATAAAGCGGCAAAAGAACTTTTTCAATATGAATCCATTGCTCTTCAGTCACAACCGGAATTTCAATGTCGAGCTTTGAAGCATCGAGCTTCGTCAGCTGCATATCTTCAGTATACATTGTGAAAGCTTTTTCGAGCAATTCTTTATAAGTCCCTTTCCAGATCACGCGCTCTTTTTCCGTGCCGGCATTGACTAGCTCTCGCGTGCTTTCGCCGGTTGCTCTGTTTTTCAGAAGATCCAAAAGGCCCAGGAAATGAACAGGAATTCCTGTCGTTCCGGAAATGATCTTGATCTTGTCGATGATCTCCTTTGAGAGCGAATCGATTCCGCTCATGTCCGGCCCGAGGATCGAGAGCTTTGACTTCGCGTGGATGAAGGCTTTCTTGATATTCATCCGATAAGCATTCATGGCTTTGTCAGCATCGGCGACAGAGTCCGCATCGTCACATTCAATGTCAAAGATCGGCATTGCGAAAATGTGATTAATCTCGCGCCAGTCTCGCAGCGCCTTTGAGACGTCATCGATCTGCGTTAAGCATTTCATGACTTTCGGCTGCGCCTGGTTCGGCTTTGAGATCCGGCCGCCGAACTTGTTGTAAACGAACTCCTTCGGATCAAGGACTTCTTTCTTCGCATCGCTCTTCGGCTGCCAGGTCAGAGATGAATAATTCATATAATCGTCTTTCGGAGTCTTGACCTCGTATCCAGTTTCAAGCCAGGAGATAAAACGGACTGAGACCATTTTTTCATATTTGCCGTCTTTAAAATCCTTCGCTTCTTCGAGCTTGATCTTCAGCGCGATCTTCCCTTCGATCTCAGCTTCCTTCGCAAGCTCAACTGGCATTTCCTGATCCAGCTTATTGTATTCAAAAAAATCATTCGCAAACTCAAGCTCGGCCCTTGCCTTGCGCTCGGTTGTATCTTCAGCCGTGGTGATCCTGATTCCTTGACCTATCGTAAACGCTGCTCGCAGATCTATGATCGAACCGGTGAGAACGCATCCCCATTCGGCGCTTCCGACATATTTGTCTTCGATCGCTTTGACGGCCGTCTCATAAGTCCGATATTCATTGCCGACATATTTCGCCTTTTTGAGATCCGCGATCGTCATAACCATAGCTTCACGAGTCTTCACAAGTGATTCGATCTTCGCGACCGTCTCTTTGAATTCTTGCGCTGATAAAACGACTTCGCTCTTTTTAAGTTTTGATTGCCGCATCGTGGATCTCCTTCAATACATGTCGGCCGTGCCGATCAGGAATGTCGCCTTTTCAGGCTTCTTCAAATGGCTATAAATGCCGTATCTCACGCCGTCCATTCCATGATCGTCGAGCTTAACCGGTTCGTCAAGCGGTTCTCCGGCTTTGTCTTCTTTCCATTTATACGTTGTGAATTCATCGTTGATCTGCTCATTTTCTTCGCAAGTGATAAGCTCCTTCGAGCGAACGAACATAATCCCAGTATAGACAGAGCCTTTGTGACTGATCGCTGCTTTGCATTTGAATCCAGCGCGT